TCCGATACTACAGAATTAACTAAATTTAATACTAAATCTTTTCTAATGATGAGGGAGATGAAAGAAGAAATTAAACAGCAAGGATTTTCTACTCCTCCCCCAAAAGAGAACAAGGGTTCTGTAAAAGAAAAAACTCCAGACAACCAAGCGATAGCAGTGGTACAAAAAGGTAGTCATTGTGATGACTGTGGTTGGAAAAATTGTCCCTATAGAAAGGAAGGGTCAGTCTGTGTTAAAGATAAGTTAATGAAAGAAAGTGCTAAATCATTCGGGTCAAGGGATATTAATATTATTAGAAAAAATATGTCACATATATTGCAGGAAGAAGCAGAACGATATGAAATGGGGAGACAATTAGAAAGAACAATAATGAGACCAGTAAAAGAAGTTACTACAATTTCTGCCAACCTCATGAATTGGTTGGAAAAACTTGAATCAATTTCTGGTACGAAGGATAAAAATAATCCATTGATTGATGCAAGGAGTTTACATATCGGAGATAAAGAGTTAAATGAACTCAAGGAAAAATATGGAGAAGACGCAATCAAAGAAGCACTTGGAGGACTCGTTAAAAACTTTGTCCCCAAGTCAACTGATAAACCTAGCAAATGATTTATGGTTGAGGGAACATCCTGAATATGAGGAACGACCAGTAAATATTCGTACCTTTGTCGATAGTCCCTATTTTTTGAATATGAAAAAAACTTGTTGGGAATCTATTAAGGATTTATTGGAAGAAATCTTTGGCAAGGAATTTGACCCAGATAAATTATCTAAATATAATCTTGTTTTATATACTGGAGGAATTGGTACTGGCAAGACAACTGTGTCCTCCATTGGATTTGCTTATGTAGATTATGTAACTGCATGCCTCAGAAACCCTGTTGAACATTATCATTTAATGGAAGGAAGAAGGATTGCATTAATGAATATGAGTTCCACTCGTTCCAATGCGATGGAAGTTTTATTTGGCGATGTAAAAGCGACAATAAATAATTGCCAATGGTTCAAGGATAATTTTCCCCCCAATCCCGAAGACCCTCGTCTTAAAAATGTTATAAAGTTTAATAAAGATATTGTCATCATTCCTGGCGACTCTCAAGAAAAAACATTTGAGGGTTATAATATTTTATTTGGTGTTATTGATGAAGCTGACTCTCATCTTAAAACTAAAACAAAAGATTATGCTGATATCGGGTTCTCTACAATTGAAGGAAGGGTTATAACCAGATTTGGAGATAAGGGATTAATTTTTATTATCGGTCAGAAGAAATCCCAGACAGGTTTCATTGCCAGGAAATTAGAAGAATTTCAAGACGACCCAAAAGTTCTTTGTGTTCATCGGACTGTTTGGGAAGCTAAACCAAAATCATCTTACTCTGGAAAAACATTTTATTTCAATCCATATAATCGTGTAGTCGTTCCTAAAAATGAATACAAAAAAAGTGAAGGCATGTTGGAAATACCAATTGAATATTACTCTCAATTTATTAGACAGCCAGAAAAAGCTCTCAAGGATTTAGCTGGTATTCCTCCCTATGCTCATCAACCATTCTTTGCAATGCCAGACCTTGTTATTGCAAAAGCCGTACTTCCATCTCCAGTTGATAAATTAAATGTTTTACAAAAATGGTTTAAATGTAATGATAGTATGCCGAGAGTTTGTCATATTGATTTAGGTCTCAATAAAGAAGGTTCTGATTTTGCTGGAATTGCTATGGGACATATTCACGGAATGAAAAATTATGAAGGAGAGGAAAAGCCAGAAATATATATTGATTATGTTCAAAGAATCATCGCACCACCTGGTGGAGAAATTATGATTGCTGATATTAGAAAAATAATTTATCATTTACAAGAACTTGGATTTAAAATTATTAAAGTTACTGGAGATGGATGGAACTCTCAAGAAACATTTCAGCAATTTAGAAAAAAAAGAATACCTGCTGAACTTTTATCCATTCATCAAGACACAGAAGTTTATAATAATTTGAAAGATTGTATTTATGAAAATAGAATTTTGTATCCAAAATATATTTTAAAAGATGATAATGGAAAAGAATTTCAACCACTACTTGACGAAGCTCTGGCGTTAGAGTATATTGAGGGAGAAAAATGCGACCATCCCCCAGGAGGCTCAAAAGACCTCTTGGATGCAACGGCTGGAGTCGTTACTACCTTATTAACAACAAGAAAAGCTAGAACCAGTTTTGTCAGACAGTCACTGATTAAACTGGGTGAAAAAACAATAACTAAATTGGGAGGAAATAATGAAAATTCTAGGCAGGGAGATATCTCTTTTTGGAAGACCTAAAAAGATTGTTGCCAGACAACCAAAAGCTGATTGGGGAAAAACCCCATCGCAAATTGTAGAAGATTGGTCTTTGCCAGATGGCAGTGTAATGTTTAAGGACTTAAATAAAATTCCTCTTTATTATTACGAACAGATGGCTGACGATTATCAGATTAAAGCTAATCTGCAAATTATTATTTTAACCTTACAACAAATTGATTGGTGGATTGATTGTGATAATAAAAAAATAGCCCAAGTCTTGCAAGACGCTTTGAATAGAGTTTGGAATCATACATTAAGAACTTTTTCAAAATCATATACTTACGGTTATTCTCCTGCAGAAAAAGTTTATATGGAACATTCTAAACTGGGATTAATTTATAAAGAGATTAGAGACTTAAAACCATCCAGTTGTACTATTGATACTTCTCCCGATGGCTCATTTAACGGATTTACTCAAAAATCATCCAGTGGCCCAGATATTAAGATAGAACCTGACTATGCACTCTGGTATCCATTTATGATGGAAAATGGGGACTGGTATGGACAAAAATTGCTTAAATCATGTTATAAACCATGGTTTTATTCAGAAGTTTTGCATATATTTATGAATTATTATTATGAAAGACACGGTAAACCACCTGTTATTGGGTACTGTCCCGAGGGCAATACAGAGGATGAAAATGGCATAGCTCATACAAATCAGGATTATATGATAGAAATTTTAAGAGACTTAAGATATAATTCTCAAGTTGCCATGCCAAGCACTGTAGATGAAAAAGGAAATCGTGATTGGGATATTAAATTATTGGAAGCACAATCTAAGGCGATAGATTTTGATTTAGCCCTAAAAAGATATGATATGGAAAAAACCAGAGCTATGTTCTCTGGCGACTTAGTATTCAGTGGTGGAAAGGGTGGGTCTTATGCTCTTGGTCAGGTTCAAGATAATAATTTAAAAATTATGATGAACTCTTTTGTGGAAGATATGAAAACATATATTGATAAATTTATGATTGATAAATTAAGGATTTTGAATTTTGGAGAAAATTCCCCAGAGGCAACATTCGGTTATCGTAAATTAGAAAAAATGGATTTGGAAGCAATGTCTGGAATTTTAAGAACGATGGTTTCCCAAGGAACAGCTACTCCAGATTTGTCAGAGTTATCTACAATTTTAGGAATAACCATTAAGGATGCTGTAGAGGTAACGGGAGTTAGCCCAAAGGAACAAATTGATAAAACGAAAGAAGACCAAAAGGCAAAAATTAAAGAAACGGTCAAAAAGGATAAAAAGTTATCTAGTGTTAAATTACCTCTCAAGGGTAAACTGATAGACTGGATTAAATTATATGGAACAAAGGATGACAAAGCTGAAAATTTAGTTAATAATTTAGAAGAACAGATTCAATCAATAAGTGGTACAAGTGAAGATATAGTATTAAAGAAAATTGATGAGATTTATGAAAATCTTAAAATAGAAAAATAAACAAAAGGAGATGGTATGATGGAGGATGAAACGGCAGACAAAGAACACCGATGTTTTTGTTCGAAATCTCCAATGCTCGGTAAATATAATAACGAGTATTATGAAGTTCGGTATCGTGATTTGTTTATTAGGATTTATCCTAATTATACAAAAATCAGATGCAAATTGTGTCATCGGTGGCATACGATAAATGTAGTAAAGGGCGAGATAGATATTGAACAAATTAAAGAAACTATTGACAAGAATTAATAGATTAATTAAGATAAGACCAAGAGTTATAAATAACCACCATTATCGGTGGCTATTTTTATGGAGTAAGTAAATGCCAGAAGTTACTGAAAGTTATATTAGAATACCAGTACACGAATGTACCTCTAAAGAAATTCGTACTATTTCCATATCTACAAAACAAGGTATCAAGGCCTTGTACTGTATTCCACATAAAAAAATTAAGACTTATTTATTTTTAAGAAAAAAGGGTTGGACTATGCCAAAAGCAAAGGCATGGATTAAGAAACATAAAGAAGGAGGCAAAATGGAAAAAGGTTCCCTATATCGTCTTTACACAAAAGCCAAATATGAATTTGGTAAATCTATTAGCGGTGAAGCTAAAGTTATGAAAGGCGTAGAAATTTTAAGAACTGGTGAGTTTAAGGGATATGTTTGGGATATCAAAAAAATGAAGAAAGCAGTTTCTAATTTTAGGAAATTAAAGAAAAATAATATATTTCCTGATGTTCCAATTAGAATAAATCATGGCGGAATGTTCGGTAGTGGAGTAGAATCTGTTTGTGGATATATTAATGATTTACATGTTAAAGTATTGGATAAGGAAAAAGCAGTAATGACTGCTGACTGTGAATTTATTGACCAAGAAGTTATTGATGACATTGAGTCTGCTCAAAAAAATGAAAGACGAGGTAAATTTATTAAAAGGTCTATTGAGTTTGGCCCTTATGTTGATAATAAAGGTAATGAACATGACCCAGTAATTTATGGATATGCTTTTGTAGATATTCCAGCAGTGGAAGAATTAAAACCATTACCAGCTTTTGCATTTAGCAAATTTACTAATAATAAAAAAGTTGTTGAACTTAACAAGGAGGAATTTATGCCAGAGGAAAAAGAAAACATTGAAAATGATGAAGAAAAAAAAGAGGAAGAAGAAACTAAAGAAGAAGAAACTAATACAGAACCTGTTCAAACTGAAATTGAAACTAAGGAAGATACAGAAGAAAAGGAAGAAGAACCAGAAGACAAAGAAGAT